CTGCATTTCAAACCAGATGGTCTGAATTGGTAGAGGCAGCAAAGACAAGCCCAGAAGCAGCTCAAAGACTTATTGAATTTTCAAGACAGTATTTAGAGATGGCTCGAATATATGCACCTGGACAATATTTAGAGATATGGCAGCAAGTGGTTAGCACCTTGCAAAATGTCCAAGAAAATGCAGTTTCTGAGATAGATTTATTGCAATCTCAGATCGATGCAATAGAAAGACAAACAGAGTCTTTGGAAAATAATGCCAAGCAAATTCAAGACTCAATAGATCATCTTAATGATAGGCTGAGTGACCAACTGGCTGAAATAGATCGAAAGACAAATGAACAAATTGCTGCATTGAGGCAACAATATGTAGAAAACATGATGGCTATATATGATAGATTAAAAGAAGTAGGTGAGTATATTGTATCTGAGATGGAAAGCCAGATGCCTGAGGAAGTGAAACTCTTAAGCGAAACCACAGATTGGTTGGAAAAGATATATGACTTTTTGACAACAGGTGTTCCTTCGGCTCAGTTGGGTGGTATAACTGCAAGAGAAGGATTGTATCACCTTCATGCGGGGGAAATGATTTTACCATCCAATACAAACATTAAGGTTGAAATAGATTCTAATAAGTTGGGAGAGTCTATCGCCTCTTCTCTTGTACGTGCGGGCATTTCAGGCAAGACTACATCTATTCACTTACATATAGACGGTAGGGAAATTGCCTCAGTTATGGCGGAACAGATAAGAAGAGGTCATCCTGAATTAGTTAAACAAGTAAGAAGAATAACACATTAGGAGGTGTTTGGAATGGAAGAAAAATCCAAGCAGGGTATGACCATAGGAGTAAATGTTATTTCAAAGAGAGGAGTCTCATTTAGGCCTCTCTGGAGTACACATTATAGAGTGGAATGCTACGATAAGAATGGAAATCTCAAATGGGTAGAAGAGTTTGATAATCTTGTTGTGGATGAAGGGTTGAATGACAATTTGGATAAATATTTCAAAGGGAGTAACTACACAGCTGCATTTTATGTGGGGCTTACAGATGGTTCTCCTTCTCCTTCTGCTTCTGATACTATGTCCTCTCATTCGGGTTGGAGTGAAGTTACCGCTTATAGTGAAAGTTCTAGGCCTCAACTTGTTCTTGGGACTGTGTCAAATAAATCTGTGGATAACTCTGCAAACAAAGCTGAATTCACGATAAATGCAAATAATACAACAATAGGTGGTGCATTTATAACAACTGACAACACAAAGGGAGGCACTTCTGGCACGTTATATGGAGTAGGCGCATTTTCTGCGGGCAACAAGACTTTGGACAATGGTGATGTCCTCCAAGTTACAATTACCTTAACTGCAAGTGCAGCATAATCAGAGATGGGTGGAAAAATTGAGTTAAAACATAAACGAACGCTGAATTCTAAGGTATTCTACAATGGAGATGGGACTTACACTCTTCGAGCACACATAAATCATATCCATTACAAAGATAAACATACAAAAGAGTTTGAAGACATAGACCTAACCCTGATTCCTACTGGAAATGGTTGGGAAATGCGAAAATCCAATTATGAGGCCGAAATTCCTAAATATGCTGACGGTGAGTTTAAATTTATTCATTCTTGTTTGATTGATGTTAACACAGGGCAGGGCTTAGAAATACCAGAAGAGTCTGTCTCTTTTATTCCTTTGAATGTCTCACATATTGCTGGGCAGGTAGATGACAGTAAAAGAAAAATTGTTTACTCAAATGCATTTGGTGAGGGAATTGACTTAGAAATTGAAGTAAGCCGAACCAGTTTTAGAAAGTATGTAGTTATTAAGCAGCAACCCAAAGAGTTAACAAAAGATTTAGAATTCTCTTTTGCGATATCGATTCCAGTAAATGGTAAAGTGAAGTGGAGAGATGGATTTACAAATGAATTCAAAGAGTGGAAGGGAGAAAATTTAGAAATCCTGGGGAATACCCTCTTTATTTTGGGAGTAAATCGTGAGACTTGGCTTCGCCCTTTAAGAGTTTGGGATTCTGCTGGTAATGAGACTTATGTTAAGGTAAAACTGAGAATGGTAGATGGCATACCAGTTCTTACTAAAATCTTACCCAAAGATTTTTTGCTTAAAGCTACTTATCCAGTTTACACAGATACTACCGCAAGCTATTATTCAGGAAGCGGGGATGGGTACGTTCGGTACTACGGTTGCAGTAATTGGGATACTTGTCATGATGCTACACAAGGTACTGAGGCTACCTACACGACCACTCAAGTATTTATGAATGCTCGTCAAATGAGTGAGGGTGGCAATTATGATCTGTCTAGAGGATTTTTCCCCTTTGACACTTCAGGATTACCCGATGATGCTGACATAACTGCGGCCACATTTCATTTCTACATGTCCTCACTCAGTACAAATGATGGAACCAATTATCTTGCACTAGTTCAAACTACTCAAGCATCTACTTCAGAGCTAACGACCGATGATTTCGATCAGTGTGGTGCAGTAAACAACCCAACTGAGGGCGCCAGCAGATTGGAAGTTACTTCTACAGGTTGGTATCAGTTTCAATTGAATTCTACTGGTTTAGGCTGGATAAATAAGACAGGTTGGACAAAGTTAGGCATTAGGTCTGGAAATCTAGACTGTGATGACGTGACTCCAGTTTATGGTTCGAAAGGACTTTGGGCATATTTAGCATCTAGCGAAACTGATAATGATCCCTATCTTGAAGTAACATATCAATTCTTAGGTGCGGTTACTTTAGAAATCTCACAGAGTCAAACACAGAATGGAGCACAATTGTTTTCTGATTCTGTTTCCTTAGCTCATTCTTTGTCTCAAACACAAGATAGGATAATGACAGCTTTAGCAGGCCTTCAATTATCTATTTCCTTATCGCAATCTGGAGTTGGCTCTGCCCAAGCACAATCCCAGACTAATCTTTCGCATTCTTTAGGTCAAGAACAGAATGGTGGATTGTTAATTTCTCAATCCCTCTCCCTTGCCCACGCTTTATCCCAGACACAGACAGGTACAAAGGCCATTCCAGTAAGTCTTCAACTATCTCACTGTCTGTCTCAATCACAATCCGCTTTGTCCGCAGTTTTAATGGGATACATGGCAAGTGCTTTATCCCAAAAGACGCCAGATTATGATGCGTTTTTACCTAACTTGCCTATTGCTTCTTTTAGTGAAAGCATTAGTATAACAACTAACATTCTTGAAGTTGACAGTGGAGACGAAGAAAGGGTACAAGTAGCACAACCAGATTTTAGGGTAACGTTAAATCTCCCCAAATTAAAAAAGAATCAGCTTGAGGAGTTGATTGAATTTTATACAAACGAAACCAAGGCCAATGGCAAAATGCGATCTTTTAAATGGACACATCCAGTAGATGGACACACCTATGTGGTAAGATTTGATACAGATTTAATAGATGTGATTAGGCACGGATTGTTTACGGATGAGTTGAATATAACATTGAGAATTTTGGGATATGCAAGTTTAAATTGGACTTAGGAGTTAATATGATCCCAGATTATGACCATTTAGTACCCGTTGATCCACAAGAAGCAATAGAAGAAATAGAACAACCTTGGCAAAAGATATTGGAAGGTTCTGGATATGAAGAGAAACGGATTGAGCTTGGAGATATAAGATTTTACGCGGAGTTGCGGTGGCCTTTATTAACCGTGCGCCAAGGCAGGCAATTGTTCGACTTCTTTCTCGTTGTTGGGAAGTGCAAAACTTTTAGGTGGCGAAATCCCAGGAACAACAAGATTTACACAGCAAGGTTTCACGGAGACTTTAGAAGGGCAACAGAGTTAACGAAGGTTTGTACAGTTGACCCTGTCAAAGTACGGGTCGTTGCCATATCAGGACTTGCAGTCAGTATATATGATGCTTATGATAACGAAACAATAACTGTAAGCTCAACAGTGACAGGATTTACACAAAGCAAGATTGCTCAATGCAAAGTAGCGTTCTGTACATTAGACCCTAATGGTGGCGCAATCAGATTTTGGATAGATGGTTCTACACCAACTTCAACTGAAGGGCATTATGTATTACCAGGCCAAAACATTATAATTACGGGCAATAGTAACATATCTAATTTTAAAGCGATTAGGGCTTCTACTTTGGATGGCAGATTGCAGGTATCATATCAAAAATAGGAAGTAAGGTATTGCAATGCTTAGTCTAACAACTTCACAATTGGAGCTACTGCAAAATACTTATAAGTCCATAATCTGGCTTTTTGATATCACAGACAAAAACAGCAACACTTACTATTGGTCAACAAGGGATTATACTTATAATTCAGTTGATTACTCATTCAATATAGTGGATTTCCCTGGCATCACCTTAAACAGGAGCCGCTCAGAGGAGAGTATCATTGCACCTAATGAAGTAAGAATTGAAATAGGCAATGTTAACAATGCTTACTCAGCTGATGATTTTACGAATGGAGAGGTTTTGGTTTCATTGTTAATGGATGATACCTTGGTTGCTAAATGGAAGTTTAATATTATAAAGGCCTATGGTAAATACCAAACCATTACTCTAGAGTGTGAGGATTTCTTGCAGAAATATCTAGAAGGAGCTTATCCAAATACCAAACTTGTGAAAGCTCTCTTTCCTGACGTATATTATGAGGATGAAGACCTTTGTGTGCCTGTATGCTTTGGTACTGCATATATTCCTTTACGTCCGGTGGAAATATCAGGGGACAGATATTATTTGCTTGGGCCAACAGATAGAACTTATACTATTGAGGAAGTACATGCGCCTTCAGAGTGGGGCATAAGACAGTCTTGGTCTTCTTCTAGTTATTCTTTCAATCAATATACAAAGACAGATCAGTTTGGTAATTCTTGGAGAGTATTTCAACCGATTATTGCTGACTCTGATTTGGATGGAACAGCAGATGCATGTGGTGTGTGGATTAATGGGCAAAAGATATTGGATATGCCTACTAAATTCAGTTACAATTCAACTACCAATCCAGCGGAAGTTATAAAAACTATTCTTAAAGATTTTGGCATTCCTGATGATGAAATAGACGATGATTCCTTTGACACTGCTGCCACTACATTCAGCAGTTGGGGTCTAACCTTTAACGGTGGACTGTGGAAGAAATCGGACAGGCGATCTATTCTCGCAATGCTATTAAATTCATGTCATGCAAGGATTTTAGTAAGAGACAAACTGTATCTGTCTGTTTTATCTAAAACAAGCCAAAAGACCGTAACTTCATCCTTAGTAGCAAAAGAAAGTTTCGATTATTCCAAATTATCTGAAGAGCTATCTGACAGCGGTTATGTAGCATGGCAAAAGGAAGGAGAACCTCAAGACAATATGCTGAAAGCACTTGTTCCAGGCAAAGGAACAACTACTGACTATATTAGCGATGAAGTTGTATATATTCCTTGGGTACAAAATGCGGTTCATGTACAAAAGCTAGCTTGCCTTGTATTTCAAAGAAAGTTTTTCAAAATTGCGGAGATATCTTTTGAAGGCAGAAGTGAGCTTCTAGCACTAGAGCCAGGAGATGTTATCACAATTAGTGGAGACAATTATGGTGGCACTTACAAGGCAGTCATAGATAGTGTTGAGGTTAAGAATGATCTAACTGTAAGAATTACTGCTACGAGATATTCTATCGAATTTGACGATTGGGATGACCTGACTCAATTCAGCGATATAACGATATATACAACTGTTCCCTCTGCTTGGGAAAATTTGCCTTCAGGTTATGGGTATGGAATACGATGGGATAGGGACCAAGCCACATTGTTTGTGGAAGGCACAGTTAGAGTTACAGGTGGTTTTATTGCTGATGCAGGTGGCTTCATTCGGTCAGGTCAAACTGCTTTTGATACAGGCACAGGATTCTTTTTAGGTGCAAAAAGCGATGGAACACCTGTATTTTCTGTGGGCAGTTCTTCTGCAAAAAAGATTACATGGAATGGAACAACACTGACGATCAAAGGAGATTTGAAGTTTGATGATTATAATTATTGGGAAGTTGGTGGTGATTTTAGAGTTGGTTCTTCTAGCCATTATCTCTATTGGGATGGTTCTACTTTTACTATTCAAGGCAAGTTAGTTGCACAAAGCGGTTCTTCCATAAATGGTGCATATATTACGAATGCTACTATTACTAATGCCAAGATTTCTGACATATCCGCTTCAAAAATTAATGCAGGATATATTGTTACTACGCAATTAGATACGGGTTCTCCTCCTTCCACTGGATGTATTTTAGATGGCAATGGACTACGAGCTTATAAATCAGGTACAAAGGTAGTAGATATAAGTGGAGACCCATATTTTAGAGGTGAGGCTCATTTGGGGGATGCCAACGATTACGTGCAAATCGGTGAGCAGAATACCCTTTGCCAAGTTCGTTTTTATGCGGATGGGCAATTACAAGGTCGGGTTTATTCTTTGGCTTATGATTCGGGTAATATATATGTTGAGGCACGTAACAACCTAACCTTAAAAGCTGATGCTGGCGGTGAAGTTTATATTTATGCAAATAATGAAACCAGATTCAAAATTGCTAGCGATATTACTGTTTATAGGTCGATGAAACCGTTTTCACACGCTACTTATGATCTTGGAAATACATCTTATGCGTGGAATCATATTTACCACTGTGTGTTGAATGATGTTTGCTCATTAGGCATGGTGGAAGAAGTAGCCAATCCACTTACCTTAATTAAAGGCATAAGGGTTAGCAAAAATAAATACACACCAAAAGAAATACCGAAAGCAGATTACAAAACCTTGCCTAATTTTATTAAAACGATAAAATATAGCGAGCTAAGAAGAGATGAAAAAGATTTTCAAGAGCAT